TAACGTCAATACGATACCCGATGAAATCGGTTAAATTTTTACTAGAGCTTTTATTTTTAGTTTTAGTATGCCTGCCAGTATTTTGCCTGGCCTACTTAGCTATCGAAATATCTTTTTTATTGTATAACCTAAAAAAAACCCTTCAAAAATGGAAAATTACAATCTCCCAGCCTTCCCGCCACAAGTAGCCCAGGACAATTTAGGCCGCATTATTGCGCCAATCCCTGGAATGACTAAACTAGAGTATTTTGCTATTCAGCTGCTACCTACTTACCTGGAGCTAGGCAAAAAGCACCCACTAGCCGACAAAGGCGAGCCGATCACACCAATACAGGCCGCGATTACTACAGCAAAAAAATTGATTGATCAACTAAACGAAAAGCAAAATGAAAAAGACGTTTTACAAATTATTGAATAGCCCTAAATTTTGGCTGCTATTTACTTTACTTTTTATGCTATGGCTATCTAGTTACTGGAATTACTAATTGAATGGCAAACGACGTTTCGGAAATTATCAATTTACTACAAGCTAGGCGGTACGACGCTAATAATAGGCCGGCGGCCCAGCCGCCAATATTTACAATCCAAGGTAAAGTAGTGGGCTGCCTGCAGAGCTATATTGTATTTTCGGGCCTGCCTAAAGCTAGTAAGTCAACATTCGTGGGTGCAGCTGCAGCGTCAGCCCTTGTGCCGCCTTATCAGGGGGTTTGGGGTATGAAACTGCAGCTGCCTTATGATCGGCCCAGGATCGGTTACTTCGATACCGAAATGAGCAATTTTGACTTCTACAGGCAAATAGATAAAATTATCAGCCTGGCTGAAAAAACAAAGCTCCCGAATCATTTTGACGCTTTTTCTATGCGAGAGGATATGCCCAGCAAGATTCGTATAATGATCGAACAGTATTTAATCGAAAACAAGGACTGTAGCTGCCTTATTGTGGACGGCTTACTTGATTTATGCCTGGACTACAACGATCCCAAAGAAACGCGCCTAGTAACTAACTGGCTAAAGAGAATTACCAAGCAATATGATATTTTGCTGATCGGCGTCCTACACCTGGGCAAAGGTCATGGCGAAACGCTGGGCCACCTGGGTAGCAATACTGATCGCTGGAGCCAGTCAACTATGATAGTGGAAAAAAATAAAGACGCTGGCCAGTTCGTACTAAAGCCTAAGTACATAAGAAGCGACGCCGATTTTGAGCCGGTCGCCATAATGAACTACGACGGCCGCTGGAGCCAAGTGCCGTACATTGAGCCAGCATCGGCGATCCCTACAAAAAAAACTAAAAAATAACCTGGGGACAGAGGTAACTGAACAGCAATAATTATGGAACAGAAAAACAATAGCGGCAGCCTTTACAAAAACACTAAGGACAAGCCCACGCAGCCGGACTACACCGGATCGGCCACCATTGCCGGAAAGCAATACCGGGTTAGTGGCTGGGTAAATAAAAGCAAGGCCGGAGCTAATTATTTACGGATCTTATTTAGTGAGCAACAGTCGCAAGATCTAAACGCTACAGCCAGCCAAGTTACTATGCCTATGCAGCCGAAAAGTAGCCAGGAGCCAGTAGATAGCGTTATTTTAGACGATCTACCTTTCTAAAAAAAAGCGCCGGGAGTAGAACTCGACCGGCGCGGACAAACGACTACGGAACTTGCCGCGGTCACCTGTATTCACTGCTAAAATAGTATAAAATGACTAAAAAACTAGAAACAGCCATAGTTTTTTTTAAGCCTGGCACAAAACGGCCCAGAAAATACCGGAATATCACTAACAGGCTCAAATTTGGCCAATTTTGCGCTAGTTCTGGCGCTTGGTATATTAACTGGTACGACAAGGAAACGGCCAATTTTGAGGGCCGTACGTGGCTTATACGCGATTTTGAGAAAAAGTAGTAAATTCGATTAACATAAGCAGACAGGGTTGGTTTAGGAGGGCCGGGCGTTTCTACGCCGGGCCTTTTTTATGCCCTTACGGTACTTTTCTATTTTCAAATAAAGGTGAATACAGGTGTGGGGATATTTTTAGGCTAAATTTTATGCTCTGTATGAATTTTTTTCACTAAATTCGCCGTAGTCCGCGTAGCGGCCCTACAAAGCCGCACGCGGGCTAGGCGAAAAGTTACAAAAGTGAACAAATTTTGAAATAGATTTTTTTGCTTCAGTTTTTGTTTTTATTTTCGGTAACGACAAACGACAAGGATCTAAAAGGCCGCAGCACATTGTAAATGCGGAATATCTTACTACTGGTAGGCGGCGCAGCTGCACTGTTTTTTTTATCACGCTATCGCTTCGGACAAAGAGCCGTATTTTCTTTGCGATCGCTTCGACCTGGCGGCACACTATTTGCGCCGGTATTTAACGTGGAACTGGCTGTATCAAACCCCACAAACCAGGCTATAGTTGTAAAATCAATTACTGGATCAATAAACGTACAGGGATCAGCTGTAGCCAACGTATCAGCGTTTGGCGATCAGCGGGTAAATGCTAACAGCGAAAGTATTTTGAAGCTGCAGGCCCGGCCTAGCGCTGTCGGAGTATTTGAAACGGTGCGCGAGCTGTTAAGCCGTCCGCTGGGATCTACTAGTGTAAGTTTTACCGGTACGGCCAACGTCGATGGATTGGTAGTGCCTGTTAGTGAAAGTAAAATGATCTAAGGAATGGACGCAGCTACTTTAATGGGTAGATTGGGGCCGTTTCAAAATAGACGTGAAATGCTTACGGCAGATCAAAGTACCGGCGATATAATAGACGCCATACTGGAAGCACACCGCAGGCACGCAAACGACTATAGCAAAATAAGTTCTTTTTTTAACGGTGGATCTAGGCGAGCGACAGCGCGTAAAATTTTTAATTTTCTTAAAAATAATGTGCGCTATGTGATTGAGCCAGGAAGCAAGCAGACGGTAAAAAGCCCTGCAGCGATCCTGGCTACTGGTTACGGCGACTGTAAGCACTATAGCTTATTTGCCGGAGGCGTTTTACAAAATTTAGGCATACCTTTTGCTTATCGCTTCGCTAGTTACAAAATGTTTGATAAACAGCCGCAGCACGTTTTTGTAGTTGTTAATCCTGGCACTAGTAACGAAATTTGGATCGATCCGGTAGTTGGCGACTTTGATTACAAAAAACCGTACACATACGCAACAGACAGAAAAATGGCACTATACTCTATAAGCGGAATTGGCGCAACAGCGCAACAAAAGGCAGACCTAAGAGCTGCTAAAGCAGCAAAGAAAGCGGCGCCGACTAAGGCGGCGAAACAAGCAGCCAAGACAAGCGTCCAGGCTGCCCGCAAAGCTGCAGGCCGTACAACTGGCCAGGTATTAAAGAAAGGCGCTAAAGTAGTTCTAAAAGTAGCAGCCGCACCGGTACGCAATTCGTTTTTGCTACTGGTTACTATCAATTTTGCAGGGCTGGCAACTAAGCTGGCCGCTGCCTGGCAAAAAGCACCTAGCAAGCTCACTAACTTTTGGGAAAGTGCCGGCGGACAGATCAATGCACTAAAGAAAGCCTGGGAAAAGGGATCTACTAAAAAGCGGATCTTTGGCGACGATCAAATCGGCGTCGCACCGGCAGCACCAGCCGCAGCCGCTGCAACTGCAGCGCCACTACTGGTTAAGGTAGCCGACTTTTTCAATAAAATTGGAATAGATCCGGCCGAGCTGGTACAGGTAGGTAAGGACGCTCTAAATAAAAGAGCGCAAGAGCTGGCAAAAAAAGCACTAGAGCCAAAAGCCGCCAGCGAAGCTACAAACATCGATATTGCCGACCAGGTATTTGAGCCAGCCGAGCTGCAGGCCACTACTGATATGGCTCCAGCTACCACGACCGTTACTAAAAAACCTAATTTTTTACCGTTACTGATCGGCGGCGCTGCCGTATTGTATTTTGTAACTAGAAAAAAATAATATGACAGCAAAGCAACGAGCAGCCAGGGCCAAGTTTAAGGCCGTAGTCGCAGAAGCAAAAAAGCTGCGCAAAAAAAATCCGAAGCTAACGCAAGCGCAAGCCGTCAAGCAAGCCTGGGCGATTAGCTATAGTAAAGCTGGTAAAAAGTTGGGCGAATATCATAAAGACACTAAAAGTCATAACGTAAATATCCGCGTAGTAAGTGGAATAAAAATCAATTACAAGCGTGGTAAATTAGGAGCGTTGCCGGTTGGTTTTACTGGATCTATACTAGGGCTAAAATTTAGAGTTTACAATCAATTTAACCTAGACGGTACAGTTACAGCTCAAGTAGTTGAGAATGATCCCAAAGGTTATTTAATAGTTGAAATTAACGGACGGCCAGGCGAAGCAAAGGCAGCGGCTAATAAATTTTATGGTACGATAGGAAGAAATGTAACAGACGATCTAAGTGATAAAGATGAAAAAGTTGTAAAAAGTAGAATTTTCAAGTTTTTGGATCAATTAAGTAAAGACGTTAAGGCATATAACAGCGGCAAAGATAAAAGAACAAAAAAGAAAGAAAAGCTAACAATAACTAAGCAAAAAGAAAAAAAGCCGACTACTGTAAAGGATAAAATTAAAGACGTTTTAAGAAGCGATAAAAAGCGACTAAAATACGGTTATACTATTGTACCGGGTAAAGTAATGGCTGGTATTAACAATAGTTCAATAGATGAACTAAAAAGAACAAATGATTTAATACAAAAATGGAATACAGTATTAAATACGTTAATACAAGAAAAAAAGCTAACAAAAGATAGTTTAAGCAAAACAATGTATAAAAATGATATTTACAGGGTAAAAAATGTTTTAGCTGAACTAAAAAATAGAATTACTAAAATAAAAAGGCAGATTAAGTAGTGTATAAAATTTTACCCTATACAGCAGCCCAGGCCCGGCGCCTTAACGTAAAGATCCGGCCGAGCAGCAGACAGGGTAAAAAAATAGACGTCTTTGATAAACATGGGTACTACATAACAAGCGTTGGAGCTAGAGGTTATTTGGATTATCCGACGTATAAAAAGTTATTTGGCAAAAAAGTAGCAGATCAGCGCCGAAAACTTTACAAGGCCAGGCACGAGAGGGACAGAAAAGTGAAAGGATCGCCGGGCTACTTTGCTGATCAGCTACTATGGTAAATTAGGACGTAACAAAACAACTATAAACTAGAAAAATGGCAAGACGTAGAAAAAGCACCAAAAGACGCAGTTCACGCCGTCGTATGGGAGCCGTTGGCAAGGCCAACATTCAAGCAGCCCTGGGTATTATTGCCGGCGCTGTAATTGGTAAAAAGGTCGCCGGGTTTATCCCAGTAGGCGACGAGCGTATCAAAAATGCAGCTGTCCTGGGTATCGGACTAGCTTTCCCAATGATCCTTAAAGGGGAGCTGGGTAAAGCTATCGGTAACGGTATGATCGCTGCCGGTGGCGCTGGTCTAGTAGGCGGCCTGATCCCTGCACTGGGACAAATGGACGATACAATGACCTTTCCTGTAACCGTTGGCGAAATACCTGACAATATCAGTGTAATTGCTGGCGACGATACTGTAATGGCCGGCGACGACCTTTCAGTACTGGCAGGAATGGAAGACGACGAAATGTACTAAAAACGGATCACCTGTATTCACCTTTATTTAATCTAAAAGCCCGGCCCTGGGCGGTACGAACAGGGCAACAAAAAAATGGCATCAACAGTAGGCTCACGCCTTGCATTTGAAAAAGCGAAACAGGCTATCAATAACGCCGGTTTTTCGCTCGGACAGGCTGTATTATCACAGTCTTATTTGCGCTTGGAAGTAGCTCTTTCGACTACTATCACAAGCTATCAGTTCCCAGTTCTCACTAACGATGTTAGTAGCTCAAACACTACTAGCTTTAACACCGAACAGCGGTTAAACCTCCAAGATGCGTTCTGTGTGTCGGAAATTGGTTTTTTCGTGGCTGTTCCTGGCAGCACTACAGCAAGTAACTATCGGCTGTTTACTTATCCCAGCCCAATTACTTTTAGTGGTGCAAACACAGCCACTAGCTTGCTCAACTGGTATAACAGCTCGCTCACTTTGACCGTTAATAACCGTCAGATTGTGCCTGCTTACGACTTGTACCGTCACTACTACGTGCCTATGCAGCAAGCGCAAACAGCGCCTTACTACGCTGCAAACACACAGGCTTTTGTAGATCAAAACGACGGCAGCGAAAATGCTTTTTATCCAATTGAACCGTCTTGGGTTCTTGTGGGATCAAAGCAAAATTCACTACAAGTACAGTTACCACAAGCAATGGCCGCAGTTGAAACAAACAGCCGCGCGATCCTTATTCTTCGTGGTCACCTGGCACAAAACGTTACGCCTGTACGTTAATTTTTCGTTTCGGGTATAAACTCAAAGGGCCGGTTTAGGCCGGCCCTTATTTTCAAAAAAAGTAAAATTTAAGACAATGGCATTTAAGGCCGCTAAATACGAACTAGTAGAGCTACTGGTTCCCGGTGTAGCAGTAACAGGACAGACACAAACGCAATGGTCGTTCCCAGATCTGCCCAAGCTACGCTATACAGCACTAATGGCGCTGGAAACGTTCGCCGTTGATACAGTAACCGTATCGCCTAATAACGTCGCTTTGCCGTCCGCAGCTATTATGCAAAAGAGTTATCTGGTACTATATTCAAACGAGCGCCAGGACTTGTTCCGTATTCCTTTGGTATCACTGATCCGCACCCAGGCTACAACTAGCGCTAGCGCGCCTTTTGTACGTAGCTTGCCCGAATTTAGCGGACAAAAGATTACCTGGGATAAGAGCTATATCACTATCGCGTCGGCTCCTGCCAACACGACAAATATTAGCTTTGTTTTTGGCGTTTACTATATCTAAAAAACTATGGCTGCAACAGCACAACTACGAAGCGCAAGCGCCGTCCTAAATTGGTATAACGAGCAGCCGCAGGCTGCCTGGAAGATCTTTAGGTTTTCAGTAATGGCTAAAAACATTACTGGCGCTTATGACGGTAAAAGCAAGGACGAGGGCTTTGAAAAGCTACAAACGGAGCTTTCGTATATTTCGCCGGACGATTACAACAATTTTGTTTTAGGTCTATACAATGACAAAGACAAAGAAAGAGTATCGCCAGCGATCAATAAAGTTTTTGTGCTAAACGAAGCGCCGTTAGGTATGATCGCAGGTTACGGCGTAAGTAACCAGCAGGCCCAAGTTAATAACGAGATACTAAACGAGATCCGGGCGCTACGAGCCGAAAGAATGGCCGAACTAGAAACGGACGACGAAGAAGAAGAAGAAGCCGAGCAGCCAGTAACGCCGTCCAGTATTTTAGCCGGTATGCTTCAACAGCCACAAGTACAACAAATGCTTATCAGTATGCTAGGTAGTATCGTAAATAGCTTTAGCGCTCCAAAGGTGCAGCACGTTAGCGGAACGCAAGATATTGAGCAAATAGTACAAACTTTATTTAGTAAAGGGGTAACAGCCGACGACTTGGCAAAGCTGGCAGCTATGCCGCAAGCTCAAATCACTATGCTGTTATCTATGCTTCGTAAGTAATGGCAGGCAAAATAAAAATATCAGCTACAGACGTGCTACTGGTAGGCGGTGGCCTACTGGCCTTTACAGCTATCAAGCGCCTGTTAATTGCAGGTGGGATCGCAGCAGGGCCAGGAACACAAAGCGCAAGCCAGCAGATAACAGATCCGGGCAGCTACTGGAAGCCGCTTTACTACAGACGTACCGGTGGGATCTTAGTACAAAGGGCAACAGCTGAGCGCTTGGCAAGGCAGATACATAACGCTTTCGGACTTTTCCAGGACGACTTTAACGCTGTTATGGCCGCTTTCAGCCAGCTAAAAACAAAGGCCGCGATATCTTTTGTCGCCGATGTATTTCAGCAGCGCTACCGGCAGGATCTTTTGACTTTTTTAACCAATGGTGGCGGTATATTGCCCTGGGACGGCCTAAGTGATAGCCAGCTTCGAACATTATTAACATATACAAACAGATTACCAGCACGATGAAAAAAAATATATTGCCCTTACTACTGATCGCCGGCGCAGCTATTGCGTTTATGGCGTTTCGCAGACGGCCCAGGGTAACCGTTGAAGCAGGCCCGACAGAAAGGATCACTGAGCAAGATTTCGCGGCGCCTATAGATATGCCCCCAGCTAGGCAAACAGCGTTAGATATTGGTACAAAATTGGTAAGTAATTTATTTACTAAGCAGCCAGGCGCAAAGGCCAGGGCTACAGCTGTAAAAAGAGCCGTAAGGACTAAGACAGCTACCAGGGCGCAGGCAAAGGCTGTAACTAGACAGCTAGCAAAAGGTATTCGCGTAGCCGGTTTTGGCGATAATGTACTGGTATAAAAAAAACGACAATGAAAAAAGGAACGATACTTTACTTAGTAGCCGCCGCCGCAGTGTATTATTATTTTATGAAGCGCAGACAGGCTACTGGCAAGACAGCGCCTAGCGCAGAAAGCGCAGCTAGTACAGCTAGGCAAATGGTGGCTAACATTGTGGATCAAACGACTTTTTTGCCTGACGAAACAACGATGCGCCAGGAATACGCTAAAGATCAAAAAAACTGTAGATAATGGCTTGCGTAAAATTCATTACAGAGACAAAAATATTTCAGCAAAGTGGCCAGACGGACACGAACGCTAACAGCGTTATATTCGTCAATCAAGGCACTAGCAACGTAACCGTTGACGGTTTTTTGCTGACGCCTAACCAGTCCTGGAATATCACTGGCAACCGCGACGAGATTAACGTCAAGGTCTATAGCTTTAATTTTAGTGGCGCAGGGGTTAATCAGTTGACTGTAATACTCAAAAGATACGTTTAATGTTCGTAGATTTTAATATACTTAATCAGCTTGGATCGCCGTCTATCAATAGTAATACGTTTGCTAATAGGCCAGCCGCAGGACAGACAGGCCGGCTCTTTGTTAGTACCGATACTTTTGAGATCTACCGGGATAATGGTACGTCCTGGGATCTAATCGGCGGCCCTGGAGCTGGCACAATAACCGGTACCGGTACGGCTACGCAGGTCGCCTACTTTACCGGATCGCAGACAATAGGCAGCAGCGCCAATCTTTTTTGGGATAATACAGCCGGCGCACTAGGGATCAATACAGCCACGCCAGGCGTCGAACTTGACGTACATGGCACTGGAATAATGGTGCAGCTAAATTCAACTACTGCAACAGCTAACAGTTTACTGGCTTTTCAAAGAAGCGGCACTGGACTATGGCGTATTGGCGATGTTTACAATGGCGGCACGAATTATTTTGAGGTATTTAATACTGTACTAAGCACGACAGGGCTGCGAATGGACGCAGCAACAAATAAAACTGAATTTTTAGCGCAAGAGAATTACACGACTGGGCAGGCGCAAGGAAATTTATTTACGTACAATTTAACGGTGCCGGGCGGTACTACTTTTACCAGTCCCAATGCTATACATTCGGTAAATAGTTATCTAAATTTATCACTAGGCGGCAGTATAACGACGCCAGCGGGAGCTAGGCAAGGACTAGAGGGCAACAGCCGAATAAGTTTTACCGGCGCTGGCACGCTTACAATGACGCAAGGATCTACAGTGCGCGCCTGGTCGTCCCTAAGTAGCGTTTATTCGTTTAACGGATCAGCTATAGGCACAATTACACACCTGGCAGGTCTTCGGGTATGTTTCCCGGATAATACCGGATCAGCTGTAAATATCACAAACAATTACGGAGTACTAATTAACGATCAAACGGCCGGAACTGGTACTATTAACTATACTAATCGCTGGGGTATTTACCAAGAGGGCGCCAGCGATCTAAATTACTTAAATGGTAATTTGCTAGTAAAAACGACTACAAATGCGGGCTTTGCTGCGGATATTAACGGAACGGCAAGGATAATCACAAGTTTACAAGTTGGAAATTTTACAGTAGGAGTAAGCAATCCTTCTATAATAAATACAAATGGTTCAATAAGAGCAACAGGAGGTTTTAATACGCGCGACGCAACTGGTAATGATAATATATTCACTGGTATAAGAAGCACTACCGCCAATGTTTTAGATATAGTTAATGCAAACAGCACTAACGTACAGATTAGGAGTGTTGGTAGTAGTACCAGTATTAACGGGTTTACTATAACTTTAACAGGCGCAAATCCGGGAGCTGGTAGTGGAACAGTAAACTGGTTAATACTAAGCCCTGGTATAACGCCTACAGCGAGTAATACAGTTGATTATAATTTTATTAATATTGAGCCAACTATAACACAGGGCGCATTTACCGGTGGTATTATTACAGGATATTTTTTTAATCCGATTATTAACAGTTTAAATTCAACATTAAGAGCAATACACACAACAAGGGGCGACGTTATTTTGGGTTCAACCAGTGGCAGCACAAGCGTAGGAGCAACGACAACAATTAACGCCAGCGCTCAATTACAGGTAGTAAGTACAACTAAAGGGTTTTTGCCGCCAGTAATGACCGGCGCGCAAGCCGAAGCAATCGCCACACCAGCGGCAGGACTTATGGTATATGCAAATAACGGAAACGGCGTTACAATAACTACTACCGGCTGGTGGGGTTACGACGGCGCTACTTGGGTAAAATTAAATTAATATAAAAAATGGGCTATTCAATTCAACCCGTATCAATTTGGGTAAGCGGACAACTGGAGCAAGGCAACTACATAGAAGCCAGCATTGTTAATGACAATCTTTCGGACTATGCGCAATTTTACTGGCAGATCAGTAAAGTAAGCGGAACCGGGCCGGACGAGCAAAAACAATCGCTATCGCAAGGTAACGTATCAATCAGCGGCCAGGCATACGACGACTGGGGCCAGTCGGCTGATATCAATTTAGCGGCTTATGAGTATATTTGTGAGCAATTAAATTTAACCCTAATACCTTAAAAAAATGGCAAACGTACAGGAACTAAAAGCCCAGGCCTACGACCTACTGGCAAACATTGAATTTTTACAAGCTAAACTGCGCGAGGTCAATATGACTATAGCCGAAGAAATGAAAAAAGAGCAAGAAAATGGATCTAAACATAGCCACGATAGTAATTAGTAGCGCTTGCAGTTTTGTGGCGTCCTGGGCCGTACTTAACCAGCGCGTAAAGACGCTGGAAGAAAAGCAGGCTAAGCACGACGATCATGGCGAGCGCCTTATTCGGCTGGAAACGAAGCTAGATATCTTAATTCAGCAATTCAAGCGCTCTAGCTTATGAAAACACAGCTCATACGATTAGCAGACGTGGCCTTTATTGGCCCGTTTATGCTGTATGCAGCGACCAAGCTAAAAGGCCAGGATCGGCAAATAATGGCAGCCCTGGGCCTAGCCACAATAATTTATAACGGAATAAACTTTGTAAAAAATGAAAAAACTATTTAAGAACTGGAAAACGACTTTTTTCGGCTTCGCTACTATTATCGGCGGCCTAGCTGCTATTTTGAAAGGCGACCTGGTTACCGGGATCACTACAATTGGCGCCGGCCTGGGCCTTGCTGCTGCTAAAGACCTGGATCAAACAGGGCTTTAATGAATGAAAGGCACAAAGAACTATATTATTGCCCTGGCTATACTAGGGCTGATTTTAATTAGTAGCAAAATGAGCGCAGCGGCACTAATAGCTAAATTTGAGGGCCTGGAGCTAAAAGCATACCAGGACAGCGCCGGAATTTGGACTATAGGCTACGGCAATACGCGCAATCCTTATACAGGGCTACCAATTAAGCCAGGCGACAAGATCACTAAAAAAGAAGCCCTGGACTGGCTGCGGATCACTACAGCGGCCGTAGAAGCAGACGTTAATCGCTTAGTAAAAGTGCCTGTCAATACTAATCAACGACTGGCACTGGCCAGCCTGGTATTTAATATCGGCGCCGGAGCTTTTGCAAGATCTACACTGCTTCGGTTACTTAATAGCGGAGCAGAAAAATCAGCTGTAGCAGCCCAGTTTTTACGTTGGAATAAAGTAAAAGGCAAAGAGGTAAAAGGACTTACCAGGCGCAGAAAAGCAGAAAGCGAACTATTTTTATCCTAATTAGCTGAAATTCAGCTTTTTTATCAATCTACTCAATCACAGAGTAGATTTTTTTTTGGTTGGTAAATAAAATCTTGTATAAATTCGTAAACGACAAACGACTTTTACTAACCTTAAATCTACGGAACTATGGCAATCCTAAGCGATCGCGCAGCCTACTTGCGTGAACTAGATCAAAAAATCAAAACTTTACAATTTTTAGGCAAACACCTGGACGACGCAAAGGTAAAAATTGAATTTACCTACAGTTGCGGCAGCCGGGCGCTGGTAGATCAATCACTGATCCCCTTTAACCTGGCTATGGAGCTTCGAGTCCTAATCGGCGATAGTATTGACTATTATCAGCGCGTTATTACTAACGTCAATACGATACCCGATGAAATCGGTTAAATTTTTACTAGAGCTTTTATTTTTAGTTTTAGTATGCCTGCCAGTATTTTGCCTGGCCTACTTAGCTATCGAAATATCTTTTTTATT